CAATTGTAGGTGCGGCAGCGTTAGTTGCATTAAGGCCGCTTAAAGTTACGCTTGTGCCGGTAGCTACACCAATATCTGGGGTTACCAATGTTGGGCTAGTTGCAAATACCGCAGAACCTGTACCAGTTTCATCCGTTAACGCCGTTCGTAAATTGGCGCTGCTTGGTGTTGCCAAAAAAGTAGCCACACTTGTTCCCAAACCACTTACACCAGTTGCAACAGGTAAGCCTGTGCAATTAGTCAAAGTTCCACTTGAGGGCGTGCCAAGCGCGGGCGTTACCAAGGTTGAATTGGTAAACAATAAAGCATTAGTAACTTGTTTTGTTGTGCCCCCTTGGACAATAGGCAAAACGTCGGTTGTAGCCGCAGCGGTGGCTGCAGGAAGGGCTGAGATTGCAATAGTGGCCATGTTAGTAGTTTCCTGCGTAAATGTTAAAACGTTGACGAGTTGCAACCAGCGAATACGGCATAGACATCACATCGTCAGGATTGTTGATGCGCTTCAGGTTACGCTTGGACGTCATTGCAATGCGTTGCACTTGCGGTGACGGCTCAACGCCAAACTCCGGCGCAAATTCCATCGCCAAGTTGTACACAAACGCCCGCAGATAGCCTGGCGGAAAAGTCAAATTGGTCGCCAAGTTTGCAGGGGTAGTAAGCTGTTGCACCGACACAAAATGCCATTCCAAAAGCCTTGTGGGCTTTGGGTAGATGGTCATGGTGATGTCGGGGAACGTATTGTTGACAAACATGACCTGCGGGTAAGTGCTGGTCACGGTCTTGACCGCAATGCCGTTGTACTGCTGCTGGTTAATCAGCTTGATGCCGTAAGACACATTGGTCTGCGGGTCGCGGAAATACGTTGAGTCGTCAATCAGAATGGGACGATTGCCGACAAAGTCGCCGGTAGGCCCCAGCGTGCGGGTAATTTCGTCAGGAGGCCAGTTAAACATTTGGTCTTCCGTACAGAACACAGCCAAACGCTCGGTGTTCCATGAATCAATCATCTGATTCAAAGCGGTCAGGCCGTCTTGTGATACGGCAGCCGAAGGCGTTTCACCCTCGGCCAACACGCCCAACAACCGCAAGGCTCTGTTAATTTGATCGCCAGCAGTAGTGGCCATGTCTGCTCCTTATTCTGGTGCCGCAGCCTCTACAGGTGAACGGCCACGACGACGTTTGGGTTCCAGCTCGTTGACTGGCGCCGCTGCTTCGGGAGCCGAAGGCGTGTCGGGATTATACCGTTCCCAACCGTTTTGTTCATCAAATTCAGCCTCCAAATCCATATTGGCGATTTTGGTGCCGTGAACAGCGTGTCGTAAATAAATTGTCATAGTTTAGATAGGGGCCAAAGCCCCTATTTTTTAAGCAACAACAGCAAATTGCCACTTAGAGCCATCAGACACAAACAGTTTGCCAGCGCCGGTTGCGTTGCTGGTTGTACCGATTGAGCCTTTAGGCGCTGAAGTGGTTGTAGTGTTAGCAGTAATTGCAGTAGTCAGAAAATACAAGCCTGCGGTAGCATTTGCAACAACAGCACTAGTAGTAGCTGTTGAAGTAATGGTAGGTGCAGTGATGGCGCCGGTAACCGATACGCTATCAAACTCTGGATCTGAATACGCAACACCAACAGCTTTGGTATTAGGCATGATCTATCCTTTAAATAACGGGGGCCGAAGCCCCCGCAGATTTACTTCAGAAATGCTGAGTAAGCAGCATCGCCAGTGCGAACAAACATGTAAGTGTGTGCGCCGAAACGTGGGACAGTAACAGAACCGAAGATCGTAATGCCTGTGCCAGTGGTAACTGGAACAGTAGATGACGAGCCGGTATTGTTGTTGTTGCAGATTGTCAACTCAAACGACGAACCTACTTTAGCGCTAGGAACAGCCGCGTCCAGCAGAGTAGCCGTAGGAAGAGTAACGGTCAGCGTTGCGTCGCTACCTTTGTTGCACACAACTAGGCCAGCAGCTACTTGAGCGCCGGTCAGGGTGGTGTCGCCGGTCAGAGTTGTAGGGATAACTTGAGCGCCAAGAATTGCCTCGCCCAGATTGCCATCGCCGAGCTGGTATCCACCAGCGCCATTAGGAAGAGCCATGATAAATTTCCTTTAAAAAGAGTGTCGTTAATGGGGGCCGAAACCCCCACCAGTGCTTAGCCCCAGACGCGGCAAGCCATTTGTGGACGAATTGTGCTGTAGCCGTACAGAACGTCGATACGGCAAGGCAGACGGTCATTGTTGATGTCGTACTGACGAACAATACGCATCGAAATGCCGTTGTGGACTTGGCGGGAAGCCATGTCAACGCCTTGTGGCATCAGCAAGTCAGCAGTTGCGAATGTAATCGCATCTTTATGGTAGACGAGGTTCTGTGCGTATTGACCAGTTGCGTTACCCAGCATAGTGACAGCAGCGCCGGATGCAGGCAGCGAAGTCACAGTTGCCAGAGCTTGACCGGCGGAATACAGCGCGGGCGAAATCGACAGGGTAGCAGTTGAAGATCCAGTAGCAACCGCAGTCACGGTGAACTGCTGCAGCGAACCAGTGGACTCACGGGTCTGTGGGTTGACAGCGTTAACGCCAGCGATAGTAAACACGTCGCCGACATTCCATGTCTTAGACGAGCCCGTAAAGCTGATTGGCAGGGTGGACTGACCTTCAGTTGTGACAGTCGAAGTCACAGTGATGGTGGTGCCCCAATCGCCGTTGGTGTGCTGCTTGATCGACTGAGACATGTTGACTTCGTCAAAGCCCAGCACGCCGGTGCCCATCATGCCGTTCTTGAACTGGCGGCTGATAGTGTCGGTTGGGTTAAACAGACCTTTCATGCCTTCAACCAGACCAGCGTTAGCAGCTGGGTTAACAGTTGCGTAGCGTGGTGACATCACAGCAGCGTTTTCGTTCAGCTTCTGCTGAGCTTGCAGCAGAACGAGCGAAGTTGAAGGTGTGGTGCCAGGCGTACCAACCGAGTTGAACACGTTTTTGTATGCGTTAGCAACGTCAGCATCGATGCTGGAAGCCAGCTGCGAAATACGAGGCTTCAGAACACGCTCTGCGAAGTCATCCAACTGCATGGTGAGTTCGGCGGAGGTGAAGTTCACGCCGATGTGCTTCTGCGAAGCCACGGTCAGGGTGGTGAACTGTTCGTTGTCGTCCTGAACTTGCAGGGCGGCACCGTCGGTTACCAGAGCGCGATCCGGCAGGCGGATACGCAGTGTGGAACCAATTTTTGCGCCTTCAACGGCGAAAGAGTCGTCGTATTGACGGTTAACGTTACGAGTGAGCACCAGGTTGTTCTCGAGGATTTCGAGAGCCTTGCGGGTGATCATGTCGATGGTAAGAATCGAGTTTGCCATGATTTATATCCTAAAAAAGTTAGCGATTACGTTGAGCTTCCCACTTCTTCATTTGGCGCTGGCGATCCGCCTCAATCCACTCAGACGTACTCATGTTTTTAATTGCACGAGGGTCAGTCGTATCATAAGACGGCGATCCAGAGCCTCTACCCGATATGGGCGCGATAGGCGGTGGGGCGCTTGTCGTTTTCTTCAAAACCGGCTCAGAAGCAATCTTTGCTTCAATTCGGCCAATTTCTTTAGCCTGTAAGATGGGCGAATTCAGTGCGGCAATACGCGCGGCTTCTTTCGGATTTGAGCCCAAGTAATACGCAATATCAGGGCCAATATCCGATGCTTGGATTGTCTCAGCCATCGCAGTCGAAATCGGCAGCTTGGGGTTGTAGGCGACTTGTTCAAAGTCGTCATACTTACTCCGCGCGTCCTCTTCTCGATCGTGATACGCATCAAGAAAATCCATCTGTTGCCGCTCAAGTTCCCGACGAGCCAACAATTCTTCTGCTTTGCGTTCCGCTAGTGCATCAGCGTAAGCATCGACAGAATCAAAATTTTCGACCGGCGGTAACTCTGCAGCTGTAGGTGCGGGTTGTGCCCTACGAGTCTGCTCGCGTTCCCACTTACGTTGCTCTCTTGCAAGCCTTTTGCCTACGATTGCATCCAGCTCTTCTTGTGTGAAGGTCTTGGTCTGCTGTTCGTTTGGCTGTTCATTCTCCGGCGCGTTTGCTTCTACAGCTACAGGCTCTGCCGTCGGTGCCTGTTCTGGCGCGGGTGAATCCGCTAACTGATTTTGCATCTCTTCAGACATTGTCGATTCCTAATGAATCCCTGACGTACCGCGTCAGTTCGGTTTACAGCAAGATTACTCGTAAATTACTGTTGCAGCAACTGTTCCGCTAATTGCCACATAAATGCCGTTCTTGGCGTACGCGCCGTCAAGCGGCAGCAGGTACGACGTTGCGCCAACTGGCGTAAACGTACCCAAGATAGTGGTGGTTGTGGTTGCTGCAGGCGAATCGTAAACCGTGATGGTCGGCGTGCTAGAGGCCGAACTGACAAAGATACCCTTGAGCTTGCCAGCCATTGGTTTAATGTTGGCCGAAGCCGTGATGTAGGTGTAATTTGCCATGTTTTACCTCAAGCAAGGTACTTCAGTTTATAGAGCGTTGACATGTACAGCCCTTCAATTTCGTCGATGATGTTGTGGATTGCGGTGCAATCCTTATCGACGACCTTGTAGCGCACAGAATGTATTTCTTCCAGTTGGTCTTCCAAAAACTCCACCACGTTGGTGGTCTTTTTGGCGGAGTGCAGCGAGATCGGGCCAATCAGACCGTACTTACCCTGATAGGCTTCAGCAAACTTGTCGGCCAGATCAATGACACCGTCATAGAACTTTTGCAGCGCCTTGTGTTTTGCATAGCTGCGGGTGTTCAGATGCACCGAATGCGTGACATCTCGCGCCAAAAACAGCATTCCTACAAAATCTGCGGCTTTCATTGACCCATTCCTTCCGGCGGCATGTTCATCATTTCGGGCGGCATTTCAGCCCCACTTGGCGGCATCATACCCATTTCTGGCGGCATTTGCTGCATTTCCTGCGGCATTCCGCCCATTTGAGCGTCCATTGGCATCTCGCCTGGCATTTCCATGCCGTTGCCTTCCATGACCAAGTCGCCGGCGGTCATGACGTCGCGCAAGGTTTGCATGACGACTTCTTGCACTTGCTCGGGGTTCATGCCGGCAGCCACAGCGGACAGGCGTTGCGTCTCGGCTTGGTACGCCTTGATCTCGGCCTCAAAATTCTTGCGCTCCAAGTCCTGCACTTCGATCGACTTGTCGACGTTTTGCAGCATCTGGTGCAGTTGATCCAACTCCTGCGCCATTGCTTCCATCTGTTGCTTGGCCTGCTGCATTTCGGGCGAGTCGTCGCTGTCCTGCATGATCTTCGGGTCGATGATCTTGGCAAAGCGAGCCGCCATCTCTTGGGCGCCAGGCCAGTCCATGTTCTTGATGAACAGGTCGCCGGCGACTTGCCAGAGCTGCGGGTTGGATTGCAAGATCATGCCCATCGCATCCAGTGCTTCCTGACGCTTGGTGAGGTAGGACGGGCCGGTGGTGACCACCACGTCGTACTTACCGACGTTGGGGTTGTAAATCTTGTCAATGACGATGTCAGGATTGTTCGCATCCCGAATCTCACGCACAGGTTCTGGCTGCATGGGGTTCAGCTTGACCATGTCGGTCTCGCCGTCCACGCCGATGATGCGGGCCACACGCTGGGTGTCGTAAATCTTAGGAATCAGGTCAACCAGCTGGCGCGTTACGTGCCTAACAGCGCGTGCCAGATTGTCCACGTAATGATAAGTGCCAGTGTCAGACTGACGCTCGCGCGCCATAATCGCCTTGCCCGAACGCTCATTCGATGTTGCTCCAAGACTAGTGTCGTACTGGCCGGTGGTCGATTTAATGTCATCCGACGCGCCCATCTTGGCCTGAATTAGGCCAGTTTGCGGTAACGGTGGCGCAGCACGTTGTGGCAGCGGCAATACAGCACCTGCACCGTCTGTTACGTCAGGATTAACCTCAAGGTACGGCCAGTTCTGCGTGTTGGCCGTCTTCCACTGCATCTCGTAGCCTTCAAACTGGCCACCGTAACCAATGAACGGCGCTTTGGGCGCCAAGGCCAGCATCTCAGCCTCTTGGCTCGTCCAGTAGTTGTACATGCGCTGCGCATCCTTGGCGTTACGCACCAGACCTGAGACGTACAGCTTACCGTCGACTTCAAACTCGTTACCGATAACGCGGATGATGGGGATAAACCTGCCTGCCCACTGCTGCTCTTCAAGCATCTCGTAACCGTTGGTTTTGCACCACTTAACCCGCTTGGCGTTGACCTCACGGGTGCGGATCGGCTTGATGCCCATCTGTTTCATCTGCTTGGCCTCGGGCGAACCCTCGAAAGCCGTCACATTGCCGGGGTACAGGTGCAGGGTCGCGCGTTCGTACTCGATGTAGTAATACTCAGCAATCCTCACCGTATCCTGGTTAATCCAAACGGAGATCGACTGGTCGCCTACGCCTTGCGCTTGCAGGGTTGAGATAGGACTTGCATCAGGGAACATGCGCTCGTACTCAGCGCGCTGCAGGTCTTCGGTGACGAAGCACCATTTGGCATCCGCACCGCACGGGTCTTGGATCGTCGGATCCATGTAGACCGAGAACGAGTTGCGAATACGTGCGATCTTGATGTCTTGATCGAACGTGTCGTCGTCGCAATATTCGGTCAGGATTCGGATGTAGCCTTCGCCGTAGGCAACTTGGTTTTCGCAGGCGGTGTCGTAGGCAACGTCGGCATCCGAGATGTACTCGATGTGCCTGACCATGCCGTTGTAGATTTCGGCGACTTCTGGGTCGGCGTTGTCGTCAGCGGGTATAACTTTGCCGCTCGGACGGTTTTGTCTTTGGTCATTGGTGACCTGTCTTACGTGTTGCGGCAGCTTGTTGATGGTCAGCGTCGGGCGTGCATTGATCGTCTGACCTTGCACCGCACCACGGGTTGCCAACACATCAGCTGGCCATTGCCAGTGGTTGTCTGGTGAGCCTGCGTAGAAGCGCAGGTCATCTAGCTCGTCTTCCCGGCTTTCAGAGAAGGCAGAAATCGCCATTTGCAGGCGTTTTCGCATGACCGCAAGCACATCTTGCGTGTCTTTCTTTATGTCGTCAGACGGCGGATTTCCACCGATATCGGCGACTTTTGCTGCCTTATTTATGCCGGTATAGTCCATTTATTTCATTGCCGGTTGTGGTCTTGCGGCGTAATCACGCAAATCCTGCTCCATGATGCCGTGCAGGCGTTGTTCAGCAGCCAATGCTTCTTTAACTGTTGGGTAAATTGGAAACTTAATGCCGGATTTTATGGCAAAACGCATGGCTTGAGGGATATCTCGCACTTGACCGTGCCAGTAGGTCGGCAAAATCATGTGCCCGCCATCGGCGCCCACAACCGACCCTTTGAACGTCGTTGTTGACCCGTCAGGGTTGCGAAGCCCCTTACCTTGGTACAGGTTCGACCTGTGGTAATCGATAACTGCCTGTTCGTCGGGCGAAAGATCCATTTATTTCATCTTTTTTGCGGGTGTTGACGCTGCGCGCTTGGTTGCGTACGCGATGGCCACGGCCTGTTTGACCGGTTTGCCCGATTTTACCTCGGCTTTGACGTTTTCTCGGAATGCTTTTTCCGATTTTGATTTCATCAGCGGCATCATTTACCTCACGTTGCGGTGTGGAGAATAGCGTAGTTTAATTTAATCGCTTCGCTGTACGCGTTGTTGGTTACGTTTTTAATTTCTACGGTAAACGATCCGTTAGAAACAGCAGCAATAAATACGTTGTACGCGCCCAAAGTGCCGCCTGATGCAACACTAATAATTACTACGTCTTTGGTGCTAACCGCGCTGCAATTAACTACAAACACCGCATTGGCATTTGGCGCCATTTGAGCATTAGCTGTAATAATCTCACCTGATGGAGTGTTAATTGTTACCGCTGTAGTCTTGTTGTTTTGCTGGGTTACGGTAGCATAAGACCCCGTTGCATAGCCAATCGTGCCTGTAGCAGCAATAGTAGTCGCTTCAACGCGGTCAGCGCCAATAATGTTCTGATCTTCGTACGCTACGCCGATGGGTTTGGTGTTAGCCATCTATTTGCCTTTCTTGGCCGTTTTAGCCGATTGCTTGAAATCTTTGGCCGTTGGTGCGCCTGGCGAGCCTACTTTACGCATCTTTTCGCCGCTTCCGGCCTTAATGCGCTCGCGTTTAGCGTGAATTGCAGCGTACAGTCCTGGTTTAGTGGCCATTTTTAGCACTTCCATCGTTTAAGCGCCGCTTTGGCGCGTTCACCGTCTTTCGCGTTCGCTGCAACGGCACCCATTCTGGCGCAGAACGACTTCTTTCTGCCTTCATCCGCTTTCGTCTTCGGGCTGGGCGCAGGCGCCTTCAAGTTGCTGCCTGTCTCGCGGTTGTACTTCTCCCGCCCCTTGGCTGTTAGACCCGCGCCCTTGCTGACCGGCAACTTCTCGCCTCTTCCGACGCTCAGTGACACGCCTTTCTTAGCCATCACGCCCCCATCCATCCTGTTGCAGCGACAGGTCGCTGCGTGTAGCCATCACTGCGCCGTGTGGCGCGCTCAAAACTTGACTCACGGCTGGCTACCGGGAACGCGAACGTCACCGCTAGTGCGTCCGCTGCGTCCGGTGAGGCCAGCCCGCGAGACTTCATCTCTTTCTTGCCTTCCAAGTAGATCGTACCCGACGAGTCGGGCTTCTTCATGGGGCCTGTCAGGTCGGCTTTTAGCTGCCTATCATTTGGGATGCTGGCAGTCTTCAGCCAATCCTTCATCATGCCCCACATCTCAGCACGCTTGTTGCCCCACATCACGGGCTTGCTTGACTTCCATCCGAAGTTCACTCCCCGCACCTTGTAACGCTGTTCTTTTAGCCTGTCAAGTACCCCATAGCCTAGACCGCCCTCGTCGATCACCGTTA